CGTAACTGGTGTGGACGACACAGCAAGCATCATGGTTAACTGGGACAACAGCAGCGGACTGAATGTGGTCTATGGCGAGGACAGTTGTCGGAGGTGCAACGATGACAACGCCAGCATTAAGAAGTTTTAAGGAGGGAGCGACCATGTGGAGAGAAGGAAGCCTGAAAATTCACGACAGCATTTTTCACTATTGGATGAAGCAGTATGACGAGGGTTCGCAGTTCGGCATCGAAGGCGGCAGAATCAGCAAGCTGATGCTCAAGCGGAACGGCGAGGTTGTTTGTAACTATGACAGAGGCTGGGACATCAAGCCCTCCGACCCTGATACGCAGCTTGCGCTGGAGATTTTGCTTCACGGCGAAAACCACTAACCCGCACAAAAGAAAATAGCCGAGGTCAGCCCTGCGTGGGGCTGTATCTCGTACAGATAGATTATGAAGGCACCGGAGGGTGTCTATTTTTATGCCATTTGGAAGGAGGCAGTGCGATTGCGCAAACTAAAAAAGTATAAACAGACGCGCTTCAAGATGCATGATTCGACCTATGATAAAAATGCTGCTGACTACGCCGTTGCATTCATTGAATCGCTCTGCCACACCAAAGGCACATGGGCTGGTAAGCCTTTTGAACTCATAGACTGGCAGGAGCAAATTATCCGCGATATTTTTGGAACACTCAAGCCTAACGGATACCGGCAGTTTAATACTGCCTACGTGGAGATACCAAAGAAGATGGGAAAAAGCGAGCTTGCGGCAGCGGTCGCTCTCTTGCTCACCTGCGGTGACGATGAGGAACGCGCCGAGGTTTATGGCTGTGCTGCTGACCGAAACCAAGCATCCATCGTTTTCAATGTGGCGGCGGACATGGTGCGGATGTGTCCAGCTTTGTCGAAACGTGTCAAAATCCTCGACGCTACCAAGCGGCTCATCTTCCAACCGACCGGCAGCATCTATCAGGTGCTCAGTGCCGACGTTGGCAATAAGCATGGCTTCAATACACACGGAGTGGTGTTCGACGAGCTGCATACACAGCCCAATCGGAAACTTTACGATGTTATGACCAAAGGCAGCGGCGATGCGAGAATGCAGCCGCTGTATTTTCTTATTACAACCGCCGGAGATAACCAACACAGCATCTGCTGGGAGGTACATCAGAAGGCGCTGGACATTATTGATGGAAGAAAGCATGACCCCACCTTCTACCCAGTAATTTACGGCGCAGCGCAAGAAGATGATTGGACAGACCCCAAGGTGTGGAAGAAGGCAAATCCCTCTCTCGGCATCACAGTTGGCATGGATAAGGTTAAGGCGGCGTTTGAATCAGCTCGGCAAAATCCAGCCGAAGAGAACAGCTTCCGTCAGCTCCGCCTCAATCAGTGGGTTAAACAGGCGGTGCGCTGGATGCCGATGGACAAGTGGGATAAATGCGCGTTTGCCGTCGACGCGGAAGCTCTCGAAGGTCGTGTCTGTTACGGCGGACTTGACCTTTCCAGCAGCACCGACATCACGGCTTTTGTGCTTGTATTTCCACCCGGTGACGAGAATGACAAGTACTGCATCCTACCGTTCTTCTGGATACCCGAAGACAACATCGATCTCCGCGTCAAGCGAGACCATGTCAATTATGACCTATGGGAGCGACAGGGCTTCCTTCAAACCACCGAGGGCAATGTCGTTCACTACGGCTATATTGAGCAGTTCATTGCGGAATTGGGCGAGCGCTTTAACATCCGCGAGATAGCTTTCGACCGCTGGGGCGCGGTGCAAATGACGCAGAATCTTGAAACGCTCGGCTTCTCGGTCGTGCCGTTCGGTCAGGGTTTTAAGGATATGTCTCCACCGACCAAGGAACTTATGAAGCTAACACTGGAGGAGAAAATCGCTCACGGCGGGCACCCCGTCCTACGCTGGATGATGGACAACATATATATCCGCACCGACCCTGCAGGAAATATCAAGGCGGACAAGGAGAAATCCACAGAAAAGATAGACGGCGCGGTCGCCACCATCATGGCGCTGGACAGGGCTATTCGGTGCGGAAACGATACGGGCGAGAGCGTTTATGACAAGCGCGGCTTGCTCATTTGGTAAGGAGGTAAAAGCCTATGGGCATATTACAAGGTATATTCAAACCCCGCGACAAGCCTAAAAACCTCGGCACCGGCAACAGCTTTTTATGGGGAGGCTCGACCTCCGGCAAGGTGGTAAATGAAAAGACAGCCATGCAGATGACAGCGGTATACTCCTGTGTCCGTATCCTTTCGGAGGCAATCGCAGGGCTCCCGCTGTTTTTGTATAAGTACGGCGATGACGGCAGCAAGGAAAAGAGCCTCGAACATCCGCTATGGCGGGTCCTGCATGATGAGCCAAATCCCGAAATGACGAGTTTCGTATTCAGAGAAACAATGATGAACCACCTGCTTCTCACCGGCAACGCCTATGCTCAGATTATCCGCAACGCCCGTGGCGAGGTTATAGCGCTCTATCCGCTCATGCCAGACCGCATGGCCGTGGACAGGGATTCGCAGGGACGACTGTATTACCGTTATCGGAAAAATAGCGATGACGCGCCGGAAGTCGGCAAAAACAAGCAAAGCGACATTATCTTCGCTCCCTCGGACATTCTTCATGTGCTGGGGCTTGGCTACGACGGTCTGGTCGGCTATTCACCGATAGCGATGGCAAAAAACGCTGTGGGCTTGGCAATCGCCGCCGAGGAATATGGCGCTAAGTTTTTTGCCAATGGTGCGGCACCAAGCGGCGTTCTCGAACATCCCGGCACGATTAAGGACCCGGAGCGCATACGGGAAAGCTGGCAGTCCACCTTCGGCGGTAGTGCTAATAGCAACAAAATTGCCGTGCTGGAGGAAGGACTCAAGTACACGCCGATCGCCATCTCGCCGGAACAGGCGCAGTTCCTCGAAACGCGCAAGTTCCAGATCAATGAAATCGCTCGAATTTTCAGAGTGCCGCCACATATGCTGGCTGACCTTGAAAAGTCGAGCTTTTCTAATATTGAGCAGCAGTCACTGGAGTTCGTGAAATATACGCTCGACCCGTGGGTAATCCGCTGGGAACAAGCGATGAACAAGGCGCTCCTGCTCGACAGCGAAAAACACTCGATGTTCACAAAATTTAATGTGGACGGACTTCTTCGCGGCGACTATGCATCGCGCATGACAGGCTACGCGACCGCTCGACAAAACGGCTGGATGTCTGCAAATGACATACGAGAGCTTGAAAACCTCGACCGCATCCCTTCCGACCTCGGCGGCGACCTTTATCTCATAAACGGTGCTATGACTAAACTGCAGGACGCAGGTGCGTTCGCAAATACAACTACAACAGAAACGGAGGGAACCTCAGATGGACAAAACAAAACGAAGTCCCGTAAAGGCGCGTGAAAAAACGCACTTCTGGAATTGGGACAGTGATGAGGATACGGGCGTCCGCACCCTGTACCTCGACGGCACCATTGCGGACGAAAGCTGGTGGGATGATGAAATCACGCCTCGAATGTTCAAGGACGAGCTGATGTCCGGCGACAGCGATATTGTCGTGTGGATTAATTCACCCGGCGGCGACTGCGTAGCGGCAAGTCAAATCTACGCTATGCTCATGGATTACCCGCATGAAGTCACAGTCAAGATTGACGGTATCGCTGCTTCGGCGGCATCAGTCATCGCAATGGCGGGTACGCAGGTGCTCATGGCACCTACGGCACTAATGATGATTCACAATCCACTCACGGTAGCAATCGGCGACACCGAGGAAATGCAAAAAGCCATTGCCATGCTGGACGAAGTCAAAGAGTCCATTATCAACGCCTACGAAATCAAGACCGGGCAGTCCCGCGCAAAAATCTCTCATCTCATGGACGGCGAAACCTATATGAACGCAAACAAGGCGGTGGAGCTTGGCTTCGCGGACGGCATCTTGGAGAACGCCAAACGCGACCATAGCGACGATGAGGTCTTTGCTTTCAGCCGCAGGGCAGTCACAAACGCGCTATTCAACAAGCTCATCACGAAACCCGCTCCGAAGGCGGAGCAAAAGAATCCAGATGCGCCGACTGGCGTTTCTATCACAGAGGCTATGCAGAAACTGCAAGCCCGTAAATACATTTAACGGAGGTATTTGATTATGAAAAAAGTACTCGAAATGCGTGAAAAACGCGCAAAAGCATGGGACGCTGCAAAGGCGTTTCTTGATATTCGTGCGAAGGACGGTGTCCTTTCTACAGAAGACAATGCTACCTATGACAAAATGCTGGCAGACGTTGACGCAATGGCTCGTCAGATTGCCATTGAGGAAGACCGTGTGGCAAGGGATGCTGCAATGGCGCAGCCGACCAGTTCTCCCATCACGAGCAAACCGGGCGCACAGGACGGAAAAACCGTCCATCTCAGAGCGACCGCCGAATATCGTGAGGACTTTCTGAACCTTGTGCGCGGGAAGCGCCCGCTTCATAACGTCATGGAGGAAGGTACCCCTTCCACCGGCGGCTATCTTGTCCCGATTGAGTTCGACAAAAACCTTGTCCGAGCACTTGAGCGCGAGAACGTCATTCGTTCCCTGGCAAAGGTTATCACCACTGCTGCACCGCACAGAATTAACGTAGCATTGACTGATGTATCCGCCGACTGGGTGGTGGAAAGCGGCACCTTTACGCCCAGCACGCCAACCTTCAATCAGCTTTCCCTCGATGCGTACACCCTCCGTGCGGCGGCGCTGGTTTCGGAAGAACTGCTTCAAGACTCTATGTTCGAACTTGAGCCCTACCTCATCGACAATTTTGCCCGCGCTTTTGCGGCGAAGGAGGAGCAGGCCTTTTGCGTTGGAGTCGGCAACACCCAGCCTACGGGTATTTTCACCGCGAACGGCGGCGAGGTCGGAGTGACAACTGCAAATGCAACCGACATCAAGGCAGACGAACTCATTGACCTGACCTATTCTCTTAAAGAAGGGTATAAGAAAAATGCTGTATTCCTTCTGGCCAGCAATACTCTTTCTGGGATTCGCAAGCTGAAGGATGGAAACGGCGTGTACATGTGGCAGCCCTCTCTGCAGGCTGATCAGCCCGACCGTCTACTCGGTTTCCCTGTATATGTCTCACAGTATGCTCCGACCATCGCAGCAGGTGCCTACACAGTCGCTTTCGGCGATTTCCAGAACTACTGGATTGCGGACCGTACTGGCAGAACTGTTCGCCGTGCAGACGAGCTTCACATCGCCAACCTTCAGACCGGATTCTACGCTTTCCAGCGTGTGGACGGTAAGACTGTATTGCCCGAGGGTATCAAGCTGCTCAAGCAGCATGCTTAAAAGGAGGATGCGGCTATGTCATATAACGCAAAGAACTACACCGAACAAGGCGGCGAAAAAACCGTCATCGGCGGTACGCTGGAGATCAGGGAGGGAGCCTCGGTAACGGGGCTTCCTTCTGCAAACAACCAAGCAACCAGCACAGCGGCTACCGTTGCCGCAGTCAAGGATGATTTCAACGCTCTGCTGCTCAAGCTAAAAGATGCAGGGCTTATGACTCCGGATGCATGGAATGTATCGGTTTCTAAAATACCCACACCCAGTGGCGAGGATATAACCGCCAACCAAAGTAAGGTTACGGCGATCACTATTGAGGACGGTACTATTACCGTAGCTGTACCTGTATCTGAGCTGATTGCTTTTCCAAGCTCTAATCCGGCGCAGGGTACGCACAAGTGGATTGGTATGCTCATTACAACAGGACTTGCAGATATTACTGCGGTTAAGTATAACGGCTCTCAACTTACAGCCGCTGATGCTACTGAAGC